GGGGGGGGGGGTACAATTAACATTGACGATTTTTGCGTCGAAATTTGAGAATATTTGTTAAAATGGGCGGGTCTTTGGCTCATCATAATTAATATATCGCAGTTTGGCTGTTTTTTCAGGCTCATAGTAATAAAATACTTATTTTGAATGAAAGTTACAAGGGGGGAAAATGGCTTTTTCGTGGGGGAAGAATGTCAGTTTTAAAAACTTGAAACACGGATATTTTTCCGTTATTATAGAGAAGTGAGGGTATTCAAATATACCAGATTCAGTCGTTTTGCGAGCAAAGAAGGCATTACAGACCATGAATTGTTGGATGTGGTCGATCAGCTTGAGACAGACCAAGCGGATGCAAATCTAGGTGGCGATGTATATAAAGTACGGATTGCCAGACAAGGTGAAGGGAAATCAGGCGGACACCGTGTTATAGTGTACTTTAGGAATGAGTACCGTACTTTTTTTTCGTATGGTTTTTCCAAGTCTGACAGGGGCAACATAAGCAAAAAAGAATTAAAAGCGTTTAAGGAAGATGCAAAATTACAGTTTTCATTTACGGAAGAGCAAATCAAGGTTGCCTTGCAAAAAGGAACTTTAATTGAAATTATTGAGGAGGATTAGAATGAAATACGAAAGCGACATATTGGAAATGATCCACGAAAATGCGATTGCCAACTTCAAAATAGGTATTCTTTCAGAAGAGGATATGCGTAAATACGATAAACTGTGCCTTCCGGAAGAAGCCTCACAAGACAATACCGCTCATGGCGATAATGCCCATGAAACCGAAAACATTAAACACGCCGATCTTGTAACCGTATAATATAAGCCTACTGCGGCGAAGCATATACCGACCTGAAACGCTTATTACATAAAAACCTTCAATAAATCCTTACCACGTAAAGAGTTATCGAATTGTTGCCTTTTTGAGACAACTAATTTGATACAACAGCCGAGTCGAACGGTTGATAAAAACGGCATTTGGTTCTCCGTGGAAAGAGAATTTTTTGTACGCCTCCCCGGATAATTCGACGATCCGGAGGAGGCTTTTTAATTGGAAGCAAGGCGCCGATGGGAACCGGTCGGCGCCTTGGATAAACTGCTTTCTGTCATAAAGATCCTAAGATTAATGGGCGCGGTTCGCCCGCTTTTATAAAGGGGGGAAAGATGAAATTGCAAGATGCGATGAATGAGCAAGTAATAGGTTATAAAATTGGTAGATTATGCGATTTTATAAAAGAATTAGATTTTGAGCTTACAAGATTAGTCCCTATTGCACTCACTGATGAAAAACCATCGGAATTCTATGGATACGATATTCATATAATGCCAAAGATAGACCCGATAAATGGATACGAGATTATTATAAAACCACGCTAATAAAGAGAGGAATGACACCAACGATGAAAAATAAAATTTTATTTTTCAAAATATTTAGCGTTACAAGCCTGACAATAATAGCAATTTCTTCCGGAAATTGGTTTATGGAGATGCACTTTTTGTCCATGAGTATCGTAACAAGTTGGGCAATAGGGATGATCTTTCTTATCCCTGTACACGGTGCCGTCATAGCTCAACGGGTTGTATTTCAATTCTTCGATTTCGGTTTCAAGCGCTTTAATTTTATTTTCGAGCTCTTGGATTTTGCTTTCCTTAGTCGTTTCGATTGTTTGAGTTTGGGCCATTTGTATGGTTAAGTCGGTCATAAAGTCCTTCCTTGTGGGGTGATTGTTTGTGGTAATTCGATTATACCACATCGAGGGACTTTATATATTTTTTTGAAGGGGAGAAAAAGTGAGAAGTTGGGAACAAATAGGAAACTGCACGTTATACCGAGGCGGCTGCGTAAAAATATTACAGTCGTCAATCGGCAAGGTGGACACGGTTGTTACCGATCCCGTATGGCCTAATAATACCATCGAAGCATTCTCGCTTATAGATCCGTTTGATTTTGAAGAAAAAAAATGAAAGAGGATGAATTATGGAAGTAGTGATTTTCGTATTGGCCGTATTTATTATCGCTTCGGCGATACCTATGTTTATAAATTATTATGCGGGGAGGGATGACAAAGGGTTTCCGTATTCGCGGAATAAAAAAACGTTATCGAGAATAACCCACATTAAAATCCGATGAGGAGCCGGGCGCCGGGCCTGCGGGAACGCAGAAACAACCGGGGCACGTCCCTTCGGGTTATAGAGGTTATCCTATCGCAAACGGGAACACGGGTGCGTGGCAAGCGAGGAAAAAGACTCGCGGTGGAAATGTTGGTGTAACGGAAGCACAACAGCCGAAGCGTGATTGAAAACCGGTAAGTAGATTATGTTGGTCGGCAAGGTTACAGGTAGGACTGACCGAGGCAGCGGGTTCGACTCCCGCCGTTTCCATAGGGGCAGCTTGCATGGCTTAAAGCCATGTCGGAAGCGCGGCGCGGTTTTCACCTCCTTTAGAGCGCCGCGAGGCGGTTCGACTCCGCTCTGCTCCGTACCTTTCCGGAATGTTTAATTCGGCCGTTCGTTGATCGGCCTCGTGGGTAATAACATTCCGGAAGGGTAAATCCGACGGGTTGCGCCATGGAGCGGGAGGGAAAATTGTTATGTATATAGAGAAAGAAACATGGAAGGCTTTTTTGATGAACCATGAAGGCGTAAGTTTCTGGATACAGCAAAGATGGCTGAAAGGCCCGTCAACTAATTTTGATCTTACGCCCGCCGGATGGAAGGCGTTTTACATGGCGGCAAAGGAAAATGCGAAACATATCGATTTTGACGCGTTGAAAGAATTTAATTTTGTGCGCGACACGGAGAAAGCGGTACTGCTGGAATGTATTGTGCGGATGCCTGACGGACAGAAGGTGAAAAAAGAATTCTGGCTGCCTAAATCGATGACCGATAACTTTAGGTTTGTAAAATTAAAAATAAACGAGATAGAAAAAAGTTATCCGTTTAAGGGGACTTATGTTTTATGGAGCGGCGCGGAGCCGACGAAGGGGGAGAAATGAAAAATATTTTTAACGAAATAAGAAAAGAACGTGTTCGGCAGGATAAAAAATTTGGATTGCAAGATCACCCTATGATAAACAAGGATATTAAAAAAGAAAAACTAGAAGAAGACTTAAAAAAGATACGCTTTGAAAATGACTTTTCACGACCAAGTAAAGGAAATTGTTGGTATTACATTTTTGCGGAGGAAATACTTGAAGCTTTTTCTGAAACAGAACCTGAAAAACAGCGCGAAGAAATGATACAGGTTGCCGCGGTTGCGGTAGCTATTATCGAATGTTTAGACAGAAAGATAAAATCACAAGGAAGGAAATAAATGAAATATTACTGCAGAAACTGTAGAAGCGAATTCGAGCCGAACGGTTGGCATGAATACGATATTAAAAGCGAAGAATGTCCGTTTTGCAAAGTCGGGAAGCTCGTTGAGACTGTCCCCGACTACGAAACCCCGTCGCAGTACAAATCGCGCACGGGCAAAATGTTTCCCGACAACGGGGTTGTATTTTACAGGCACGTTTTCGATGGCGAGGCCGACGAATGGAAACTGGATACTTATTTGCACGCGATAGCGTACTGCGCGAACGAAGGGGTTGACGACATAGTAATCGCCGATCCGCCGTTTCCGCCGCCGGATGACAGGATGCCGGAATGAATAATCCGCCCCTGCGGGCGGTAAAAATAAACAGGAGGAAGAAAATGGCAACAAAGACAATTAAGTTATGCGACATCACAGGAGACGACAACAGGAAGTACACGAAGGACGACGGCTTTAAGCAGCTGGTATCGAGCATACGGCAGGTTGGGATTATCGAACCGCCCGCGGTAAGAGAGCTAAGAGCAATTGACGGCGGCGGGTACAAGATAATAGCCGGGCGCAGGCGCGTCGCGGCGCTCCGTGAGCTTGACGAGCCGGAGACGGAATGCACGGTATACGCCGAGGACGATCCCAGGAGCGACGAGGAAATCGCGCTGGCGGAAAACGTCAACCGGCTTGAGATGCACCCGCTTGACGAGGCGGCACTGTTCTGCCGCATGGCGGATAAGGGAATTAGCGTCGAGGAGATAGCGAAGCATTACGCGAGGAGCCCTTCGGCGATATACAAGCGGCTGCGGCTTGTGTCTTTAACCGAAGAATTGAAAGGAATGTTCCGGGACGGCAGGCTGAACATTGTCGGCGCCGCTATGCTTGCGGAGCTTCCGGAAGAAGACCAGCAAGAATTTTTTAATTTGCATAACGCCAAAATCGATGAAAAAAAAGATGACGATGACGAAGAAAAAATAAAAGAAATTGAGGTTTTTAGAATAGGCCAGTACATACAAAAAAAACAAAACAACACGATAGAAGACAGCATGAAGGAGGCTTGCGCGAATTGCGCGAAGAGGACGCACAATGTTGACAACGCGCTGTTTACGGACGCGGAAGATGATTATTATAAAGACGTCTGTCTTGACGGCGAATGTTACCGCGTTAAGTGGAATAACATGATAAGCGACGGAATAGAAAAGGTTACTGTCCAGATGAAAGACGCCGGATTGGAAACAGACGATAAAATATATTTCGCCGGCGGTACTCCGGAAAGTTTATACAAGAACGCGAGCAAGATAAAATTTAAGAATTTTAATCCGGACACTGAATACGAGATATTACGCTTGAAAAACTACGTATTTACCGGGGAAACAAACAGGAAGAAAAACGCCTGCTGGAGAGTACATACCGACTACACCGGGGAAATAGACGTACGGCGGATCGGGTACGAAGAGAAGAGGAAAGAAAAACCCGAGGATAAAGCGGCAAAAGGGGAGAAAAAAAGCGTTGATAATATAAAAGAATACGGACGTGAGGCGCTGGAAGCCGTCGCCAAAGAGCTGCAGCTGCCGTCCGCGAAAGAAGTGATGAAAGCCCTGAAAGAAAAGAAAATCGAATCGTATGACTTTAACAATAAAATAGAAACGCTTGTTTATGAGCGCGTTGTGGAATGGAGAATAGAGAAAGATCAAGAACTGCACAATAAAAACAGACAGCCGCCGGAATATCTGGAATTACTTCTGAAAGTGTTGGAAAATGACTTTTCGGGCGATCGGTCTTTTGATGAAAAAAAATTTGATGATTTTCAAAAACGATGTCTTAAAGCGTTATTTAACGGCTATATCATAAAAGAGATATCCAAAAGCATGGGAAAACACGCGCAGGACTTTTTTCATTTTCTGCTAGTGACAATTTTCCCCGACAGTCGTGTGCCCGATCTTGACGACTTAAAAGAACTTGGCAAAAAAAATGTAGAATCTCGTTGCTGGTATTTGTTTTGGAAATACGCGGGAATGAGCGTCGAGGAATACACTGAAGTTTACCTGCAGGCGGCGAAGGACGTCGCGGCCGAGGCGCTGAAACCGAAGGAGAAAAAGGGCGCAAAGAAAAGCGCCGTAGTGAAGAAGAAAGCCGCGGCCGTTCCCGATCCTGACGACGAGGACGAGGACAACTATCCTTTCGAGCCTGATATCGAGGATGACGTAGGCAGCAATGACGATTAAGAAAACGAAGAAGGACCGCGTAAAAGACCGCATCGCGCTTGAGGCGCGGTTTATCGGGCGCTTGATAAGCGAGGCCGACTTCGGAAATATAAGGGACGAAGTCGCGGCGATGGGTTTAAAGTGGCGGCAGTTTTACGACAAGCGGCATCAGGCGATTTGGCGCGCGCTTGAGACGCTGGACTTAAAAAGCAGTAACGAGCGGATGGATGCCATAGAGGAAGAAGCGTACGCGGCCGCGGAAGAAAAAATAAAAGAATTGAAAGATGGCGGGGTGTCTCCCAAGGATATTGTTTGGGGAGAGCCGGGATCCGCGGCGTCGAAGGCTTTTCAAAAGAAGCTTGTCGATGAAGCCGGAAGCGGGATACTTTGGCTTGAACGCGCCCTGGGAGACGTCGGAGCGCTGCGACTGGCCGGCGGGAAGGAATATCTGCGAGCACTTGTCGACGTCGGGATTGACAAGTTTTTAACTCCGATATATTTGCGCGATTGTATGTTGGGAATAAAGAATGATTTTCGTTAAGAAATGCTGGCACAAAGACATTGCGGTCAAGTGCCGGCATAAGGACTGGATTTTTATAATCGACAAGAAAAAGGCGGTAAGGCGCTGTACTTACAACGGCGTCTGCGTATTTGAAGAAGGCGGGGGGGGCATTAAAAATGGCGAGGGCGAAGGCGGCGAAAGACTTTTACATCGATAAAGGGCTTCAGACGAGGAAAACCGACAAGCGCGAAGATACGGCCGCCGGACGCCTCGCGGCGTTCATCATAGGCAAGATCCCCGAAAACTTCGACATATACGAAGACCACGACATCAACGAGGCGCATTTCGCGCAGGCCGTAGTAGAAAACTGCGGCAGGTGGATCCGTTATTGCCCGCAGATAGGCTGGCTTGTATACAAAGAAGAAGACGGAAGATGGACGGAGCGTTACGCGGAGAGCGCCGTGCAGAAGGTCGTGACGCATTTCGGGGAGTTACTTTGGGAAGGCGCGAGCGAGGCGAACGGCGGGGAGATGGCGTTTTCCAGGAGGATACTCTCGTCTGCGGGGATAAGCGCCATAAAAAATATTTTGAAGCATGATCCTAAGATAGCCTGCGAGCAGGAAGGGTTTGACGCCGACGGCGATTGGCTGAACTGCGCGGGCGACGCGTATAATTTACGCACTGAAGAAACGCGTCCCGCCGAGCCCGAAGATCTGTTTATGAAGAGCACGTCGTGCAAGGCGGCGCCGCTTAGAAAGATTAAAGAAGGCGGATGGGCGCTGCCCAAGATACCGAAGATGTTTGAGGATTTTATGACAAAGATAACGAGCAAGGACGGCGAAAAAAGGCCTGACTTGGCGTTCTACATATTATCGTGGTTCGGGTATTGCCTTACGGGGGACAACGGCGCCTCGTTCTTCGTCAACTTTCACGGCGAGGGCGCGAACGGCAAGTCGGAGTTATTAAGCCTTATGCTTGAATTATTCGGGGACTACGCGAAGCCCATTCCGCAGGACGTGGTTATAGAGAACCGCTTTCAGAGCCAGTTCGATTACGCGGGGCTTCCCGGAATAAGGATGGGCCTTCTGATAGACGCTCCGGAAGGGCGTCTTAACATGGACAAGTTAAAGTCGATAATATCCGGCGAGGCGATAAACGCGAAGCGGAAATATTTGAAGGACATAGATTTCAAGCCCGTCTGCAAGATCGCGGTGGGCAGCAACTACAAGCTGAAGCTGAAGGATACGGGATTGGGTATAAGGCGGCGCGTACGGATGGTGCCGTTCGACTATACCGTGCCCGACAAGGAAAAAATAACATACATACACAAAAAGATACTGAAGGAAGAAGCGCCTGAAATATTGGCGCTGTTGATATATCTGGCGCACGAATACTACAGAAAGGGCGAAGGGCCGAAGGCGTTTCCGTTATGCGACGTGGTAGACAAGGCGAGCGAGGAATACATCAAGAGCGAGGACTTTGTCGGACGTTGGAAAGAGGAGCGCACGGAAGCGTGCCCGGGAAACACGGAGAGCGTCGCGGACTTGTACGAAGATTTCAAGAAGTGGGCCGAGGGCGAAGGGACGCGCAAGGTGATGGGTAAGAACAGTTTCGGCGACCACCTGCAGGCGGGTTTAAAGAAGAAGCGCGTAGGGGACACGGTCCACTACATGGACATAAAGCTGAAGTACAGGCAGGAGTCCCTGCCCGGAGCGGGCGGCGGGTAACCCGCCTTAAACAACAAGAAAACCGGTAAAAAGCATAGAGCCTCAAAAAAGATGACGCAGAACTTTTGCGGAGAGTACTGCGTCAAGGCGTTTTTACGCCGTTTTTCGCCTTCTTCTTACCTGAAGAGGCGATGAAAACCGCGATTTTTGTATCATAATGACACGAAAAGACGCAGAACCGCAGAACGTCCGCAGGACTTTTTTGAAGGTTCTGCGGTCAATAAATCCTTATGTTGTAAGGAATTAACGCAACAACCGCAGAACCGCAGAAGAAAAGAGGAAAAGTTATTTATAATAAAAATATTATTTAACAATAATATTAAAAACTTTTTCACCGAAAAGTTCTGCGGTTCCGCGGAAAAGAAAAAATATAAAATATTTTATGAAAAAGATTGACAACATTAATAAAACGCATAAAAATATAATCATCCACGGAGAACAAATGCCTCAAAAAAGATTTGGGGGTGTTCTCTTTGCGCACGGACATAAAGCAGCAGGATTTATTTCCGAAAGAAGCGTCGAGCTGGTACGTGAACCTTACCGGGCGCCGCAAGGCTTTCGTAGAGTACTACTGCACAAATAAAGAATGTTTATTCAACGCTACCGCGGCGTACATAAAGGCCTACGGCGGCGGCAAGAACCTTTCCGAATCATCGATACAATCCAACGCCTCCCGCATGATGAGAGACCCCAAGATAAAAGACGCTATAGCCCGATTATTACGCTCTAACCAAAACGAGGAAGACCAGATAACTGAATACCAGGCGTTAAAACTTCTTAAGACGCTCGCTTTCTACAACCCCAAAGACATAGTGGACCGGGACGGAAACATCGAGGGCAGCCTTAAAGAGCTTGGCGAACTGGCGCTTTGCATAGAGGGGATTAAAAAAAACAAATACGGCAGAGAGATAAGACTGTACGACAGGACAAAAGCCCTCACCCTTCTTTGCGACTACCTGCGCTTAACAAGGCCGGAGGACGGCGCGACGGTTATAAACCCCGTTGTGTTGCTTACGGAAAAAGACTACGAGGTACTGCGAGGAGAGGAAACAACTACGGTACAGGGCGAAGAAACGCCGGCGGCGCAAGACGCCGAGTACGAGCTGGTGGAGGCGTAAAAAAATGACAGGTTTTGATCAGTTTAATCAAAATAAAACCGCGTACAACGTCATTTGGAAGCCGCAGTACAAGCAGATGCTTGCGTTAAGGTCATCCGCGTTTGAGTTGTTGTTCGGCGGGGCCGCCGGCGGGGGAAAGAGCGACTTTCTGTTGATGGACTTTTACTCGGGCGTTAACAGGTACTTTATGCATTGGCGCGGGATAATTTTCCGCAGGACGTACGCGGAGTTGGAAGAATTGTTAAGGAGAGCTGACGAGCTGTACAGGCCGCTCGGCGGCAAATACACAAAACACGACAAGACGTATACGTTTCCCGGCGGGGCGACGATAAAGTTCCGTTACCTTGAGCACGTAAGCGACGTGCAAAACTACCAGGGGCACCAGTACACATGGATAGCGTTTGACGAGTTGGGCAACTACCCTACCGACTTCGCCTGGCGTTACATGGTAATCCGCTGCCGCTCGTCGGCGGGCGTCCCGTGTTACATGAGGGCGACAGCCAACCCCGGCGGCGTCGGGCACTCGTGGATAAAGGCGAGGTTTATAGACGGGTTCGAGCCTTACAAGACGCACAAGACTGTTGAGTCAAACGGGCTGTTAAGCGTACCTATAACCCGGGCTTTTATTCCTTCATTACTTGACGACAATACCGCTCTTATGAAGAACGATCCCGGATACGCCGAGCGGTTGAAACTGCTTCCGTCGCATTTATACCGCGCGATGCGCCTTGGCGATTGGGACGTGTTCGCGGGGCAGGCTTTTGACGAATTCCGCCGCAGCCTGCACGTGGTAAAGCCCTTTCCGCTTGAGCCGGGCGTATGGAAAAAGTTCTACGCTCTTGACTGGGGGTTCACGAAGCCGTTCAGCCTGGGCAAATGGGCGGTAAACGGCGAAGGCAGGATGGTCCGTTACGGTGAATGGTACGGGTGCGACAAGGACGAGATGGACACGGGCGTTAAGATGGACTGCGCCGAGGCCGCGGCGAAAGCCCGGGAAATGGCCGTGCCCGAAGGGGTTACGGAGTGCGTATACGACACCGCCATGAAGAGCAAGACGGGAACGGGCCCTTCCGCGGCGGAGATATGGGAGAAAGCGGGTTTCAAGATGATAGAGGCCGACAAAGACAGGATCAACGGGCTTTCCATCTGCCATCAGTATTTGCGGACAAAATGCGAGGACGGCAGGCCTATGCTGCTTGTGTTTGATAACTGCGTTGACTTTATCCGGACTATTCCCGTGCTTACGCCCGACCCGTCCAAGCCCGAGGACATAGACACGAAGATTGAAGACCACATATACGACGAATGGCGGTACGCGTCGATGAGCGATTTCGCGCACAAGCCGGAGAAATGGCTGCGCAAGCAGAACGGGCAATGGAACACGAAGAAGCGGGGCGACGGGTGGGACCCGTTCGCGATTAGCGCTTGAGCGATAACAAGGGGGAGGGATGAAAGAAAAAGACAAAGAACTGGTGGAAGACATTAAGTCACGGCTGGAATACTTAAGGACGGTCCGGGCGCAACGTGAGGATGATTGGAAGGATGTTCAAAAGCTAGTAGCGCCTTCGGTATTCAACTGGGACAATCCCGCCGACAGGAAGCCGAAGCGCCCGAAGAGGTTCACGTCAAGGCCTACCAATTTCCTTAAAACGCTCCGGAGCGGAATTTGCGGTTACTCAATATCGCCGAACATCATGTGGCTCAAGCTGGGGTTTGAGGAACAGGGGCATACGGAAGAATACGGCGCCAAGGACTGGCTTGAGGCCGTTGAGAAAACGCTTTACGCGGCGTTTAACAGATCAAATCTTTACCCGCAGGTATCCAAGTTCATCGAGAACGCTTCAACCTACGGGCACGCCGTAATGCTCATCGACGAATTGCTTTCCGAAAACAAGGTACGTTTCTCAAACCTTAACGCAAACGAGATTTTTCTGGATATAAACGAGTACGACGAGGTGGATACGGTATTCAGGCGCTATAATATGACGCTTAAAAACGCCGCCGCTTTCTTTGGGGAGGACAAGTTGCACGACACGCTTAAGCTTGACCTTAAAGACAAGAAAAAGTGGAATAACGAGTTGACGCTCATCCACGCCGTTTACCGCAGGAAGGATTTCAACAAAGAGTCCATGTCGTCGAAGAATATGCCTTACGCCTCTGTTTACATCGATGAGAGCCGTGACTTCCTTATTGAGGAAGGCGGATACAACGAATTTCCTTTTTCCGTCTTTTTATGGGATCAGGTGACCGGCACGCCTTACGGGGAATCGCCCGCTATACACGCTCTAACGGACATACAGCTTTTAAACATAGTCAACGAGGCGAAGATAAAAATAGCGCAGATGTCCGCGGAGCCGGCGCTGAACGTTCCGGATGACATGAGGGAAAACGTGAACGTCGTTCCCCGGGCGTACAATTACTACTCAAAGCCCGACCAGATAATCACCCCGATAAAAACAGGGGAGAATTACAACATATCCCTTGAGATAGAAAACGCTATGGAAAACCGGGTGAAGGACTGGTTCCACGTCGATTTTTTCCTCGCGCTGATGAACGAGAGGCCCGCGAATATAACGGCGACTTACGTTATGGAGCTGCAAGGCGAGAAAGCCGCCGTGTTAAGCGACCTGGTGGTAAACCTCAATTACGCCTTAACAAAAATTATACAGCGAAGTTTTAACCTTCTTTGGCGGCAGAGAAAGATACCGACGCCGCCCGAATCAATCGCCGAATTGGGGGCGAAGCTGAAGGTTGACTTTATAGGGCCTCTGGCGCAGGCGCAGAAAAAATACCACGAGTCCGCGGGGATAGGCCAGGGAATAAGCCTTATCGGGGCGATAGCGAATATGTCGCCCGACTCGCTTGACGTCATCGACTTCGATCAGACGCTTAAAACCGGGCTTGAGGGCATGGGGTTCGCCCAAATAGCGATACGGGAAGACAAGGACATCGAGGAGCTTAGGCGGCAGCGGGCGCAGGCGCAGCAGCAGGCGCAGCAGCAGGCGCAGGCGATGGAACAACAGAAGCAGCTCATGGGGAATTACGACAAATTAAACGAGCCTGTTAAGCCGGGCGGCGCCATCGACGAGCTTAACAAACAAATGAGGGGGATTTTACCAAAGTGAAAAAAATAACAATCCTTTATAAAGACGGAACGAAAGGAAAATATTCATTACAACGGGAACAGGAACGTGTATACAAAAAAGTTAACGCCCTGATGGAATCAATGGCGACTGACGACACGGAAACTACAACGGGAGGGCTTTCATGATCCAGTTTTGGAAAAACAAAAAACTTCCAGAAAAAGAACGAAACGCCCTGCTTAAGGAAAATTGCAGGAACGTCTTCAAAACGGAAGAGGGAAAAGTCGCGCTTAACATGCTGTTGACCGACTTGCACCTTTTCGAGCCCGCGCTTTCCGACCAGGACAAAGCGCTGAATGAATACGCCAAATTTTTTATTCGGGTGCGGCTGGGGGTACGCGATACAAAAGTCTTAACCGACTTTATCGCCGAGACCGCCGTTACCGAGGGAGGGAAATAAATTATGCCAAACCTTGAAAACGAGGGTACGCAGAACACGGCGGCAAACGCCGCGGACGGCTCAACGGAGGGCGGAACACCGGCAGCCGCTAACGTTGTGGATTCATTGACAAACGCCTTTGAAGGCGCCGCCGGCGCGGACGGAAAGAAGCCCGATAGTAAACCCGACACAAGGGAAGCGTCTAAGGGGGGAACAAAAACCGAAAGCGTAAAAGCAGAGCTCGCCGCGTGGTGCGAGCAGCTGCCGCCGGAAATAAGGGCAAACCCCGATTCAGCGGCGAAGCTTGCCAAATACCCGAAGGTGGGCGACATGGTTAAGGCGTTCCTGGAGCTGGAAACAAAAGCCGCATCCGGAAGTATTCCCGGAAATGACGCGACACCGGAAGATGCCGCCGCTTTTTGGGAAAAAGCCGGACGGCCGAAAACAGCGGACGGATACCCCTTTGCCAAAGACAGGGAGAACGAAGGCGACGTGTTCGCCGATCTCGCTTATAAGGCGAACCTTACGAAGGCGCAGGCGGAAGCGTTGTACAAAAGTATGAACGAGCTTGGCGCGGCTCAACGCGAAGCCGTTAAAAAAGCGCGGGCTCAACAGATGAAAGAAACCGCCGCCGCTTTAAGCGAGGAATACGGCGGCAAGTATCAGGAGAAGATGGAATTGCTTTCAAGAGGATTGGCTATCGCCGGGCCTAACGTGGGCAATATCATCCGACAGGCGGGACTGTCAAGCAACCCGGAATTAATTAAGGCCTTCATTGCCTTCGGGGAGATGACCGCGGAAAGCGGCGCCGCCAGGGGCAAGGGAGCGGGAGAACCGCTTAAATCGGTAAACGAGGGCGGGACTTTCGATTTTAAAGACATTTAAGGAGTAAAAATAAATGCCTACATTAAACATGGAAGATCAGATGACGGCGTTGGAAATCGTAAGACGAGCCAACGCGCCTGAACCTTACAACATTATCGAATTAATGCGTATGACCAACGAAATGTTAATAGACGTGCCGGCCTATGAAGCCAACAGCGGGACTATTAACAAAGCGTTACAGCGCAATATCAAGCCGATGGGCGAGCACCGTATCTACAACAGGGGCGTCGGAAAAGCGGCCACGCAGACTACCCAAATTGAAGACCGTGTCGCGATGCTAGCCGAATATTCCCAAGTTGACGCTGACTTGATTGAACATTCAGGGAACAAAGCAGGCGCTCTTATGAGCGAAAGCAAAGGCATCATAAAAGGAATGGGGCTTACGCAGGCGCACACCTTAATTCACGGCGACGAATCAAAAGACGACGAATTCGCGGGGCTTATGTCTAGGCGTTACAAATGTGACGGCGTTAACACCATCGACGCCCAAGGTACGGGAAGTAATCTTACCAGTATCTATCTTTGCGCCATCGGGCAGGATCTGTTCCACCTTCTTTACCCGCAAGGGTCAAAGACTGTTGGTGTGGAAAGAGAAGACCTGGGAAGGGTGCACGTGTCAGACGGCAAAGGCGGGGAGTTTCCAGCGTACAAGAGTTATTTCAAAGCCGCTTACGGGCTTACCATCAAAGTGCCGGACGCCGTGAAACGTATCTGCAATATCCCCGGAAATATCGACGGGAATGATCTTGTAGACCTTATCATCGCGGCGTCTTACAAACTGCCGCAGGGCGCGTCAACTTACGCTATGTACTCTAACGTCGATATCCTTATCAAACTTGACAAGGCCGCTAGATACAAGGGCAACGTCGTATACAACGCCTCGGATCCCTGGGGAAAAGAGATCACCTATGTGCGTGACCTTCGCTGCCGCCGCATGGATGTTATCACCAGTAAAGAAGAAAGAGTCGCTTAAGGAGGGCGCTGAAAACTATGATTAATAACTTTTTATACGACGCGTTAAACGATTTCGGAGTACTTACCACCGCGGACGATTTTCCCAACGTTATCAACATGGGAGAGGCTTCCGCGGAAAGGCTGACGGTTGACATTAAACTTCCGGACGGTCCTTTGACGAGCGGCTCCGTGACGCTTTCGGTAAAAGGATGCGACACCGAAGGCGGTACTTACGCCACCATCGTGACGGGAAGCGCCGTGTCCGCCGCCGATCTCGCGCGGGACGGATACAGACTGCCTATGCCTAAAACCAAGTTTAAGTACTTGAAAGCCGCGATTGCCGGTACTTTCACGGGGAAGGCGCAGGCGCTTATCAATTCCTACGTTGGAATTTAAGGGGAGGGCTGTAAATGTTTTTCGACATAAGCAAATGGTTTAAAAAAGATCAGCCTATTGATCTCACCGCTCTTCAATCGTTGGAAAAAGACGAGCTTCTAAAAATCGCCAAGGAAAACAAAATCGACGCCGATGACAAGGCGGAGAAAAACGCGCTTATAGAGGCGATAAGAAAGTTCGTCGAGCAAAAAAAGCTGGAAGACGAGGCGAAAGAAAACAAACCCAAAGACGGAAAAAACTACAGTTACAAATGCTTTGAGGACTGCGTTTACCTGGGCAAGTTCCGAAAGGAAGGCGACATTCTTGTCCTTCCGGAGAAAAAGGAAGTTCCACACTTCAAGTTTGTGGAAGAAGAAAATAAATAATTCCGTGTTACGGAATATAGAAAACTAATTCCGATATTGGCGATATCGGAATTAAAAATTGGGAGGGTAACGTGAAAAAGTTACTTATGATTTTTTTAATCGCTTTCGTTATGATCGGGCTTATTTTCGCCCAGGAAACAGACGAAAGCGAGCCGGCGATGGGGAAATTTTCCCTTTTGGCCGCTTGCGCCGGAAACGGCGGGGAGATCCTCGCCGCTGTGCCGGATTCGTATGGCGTTCTGCTTATAGCGGAATGTCAGGATACTCTGGGCGTTTCGTTTATAGCGGAATGTGAAACTTTTATAAATAAAATTCCTGCGAGCGCGGGAAGAAATAGAGGTTACGCGGATATGAAATTTATTCTAACAAAGGAGGACTTGCTTACCCTTCGGGGGGCTTAACGACAGCGCTCTTAAGTAACAAACCGAGGGTTACTTAGAGCGCCGTTGGCAGCGACGCCGCGCCGGTACGCCATCCGTCGGATGGCAGGCGCGGCAGTTTTTCGCGCGGGAGGGATTTATGGACCTTAATCAAGCGATGGGGATGGAACCTGACAGAGTAGAAAAAATTATTACGCTTACCGAGCGGATGGACAGAATCGACAAAGCCATAGACAGAATTAAATACAACAACGAGTTGTTAGAGGCGGTTCCGGAAGCGATAAGAACGTTAGGCGCCGCCAAAGACGCTGTTATAGCGGAGTTGAAAACATTATGAACATGAGCCTTGATATCGTTAACGGCGCCCGATACTCCGCGGGTCTTTTGAGAGAAAGCGGCGAGGAAAGAATGAAACTGCTTTCGCGTGAAGACAAATTTTATCCGGAGTTAAAGGAATTGTACGAGGTTTGCAAGTCCGTATTCCTCAAAACTTTCCTTGAGGCGCTGTCCGAGGTTCCCTGGACTATGGGGAGAAAACGCAAGCGGCTTTTGAGAACGAGGCTGCCGCACGGCGATTCCGGATTCGCCTTTACCTATAACCTGCCCTACGACTGCGCCAGGCCGGTTGAGTTGTCGGGTAAAGATTATTACGTTATTGACGGCGATTTTCTCTGTACGGACGCCCAAAACGCGGAATTGCTTTACGTCTCTAACGGCAAGAGGCTTCCGCTTGATACCGTCTTCGAGCGGACAAGCGTTACCGATTACGCGCGAAACAATTACGATGTTGTCCTTTCGCCGGGCCGTATTGACGAATGGGATATCCCGGTGGACTTTACCGTCTCTTTGAGGATTGATGATTTATCTAAAGAGCGGCCATCCGGGTCCGATGAGGATTATCCGGAGTATCAGCCGCCCAGGTATGAGCAGAAATTTTACGAGTACCTGGAAATGATGATGGCCGCCAAATTCGCCGTCAAGAACACGGAGCAGCCTCGCTTGCACGACACGCTTACGCAAAAGGCTTTGCTTATAAAACAGGAAGCCGTCAAGTCCACAAAGGGCATAGCGACCGGCAAAGAAGTCCCAAGCCCTTGGTGGAGCGACAGGATAAATCTTGATTTGGATTTTTAACGGGGATGTAAATAATGGGTTTAATTACCAATTTTTCTAGCGGAGAATTATCCTCAAACCTGTACGGGCGCATTGACTTGCCGCAGTACCACAGCGGCGCCGCCCGTTTGGAGAACTGGGACATAATCCCTACGGGCGGGATAAAACGGCGGAGCGGCATGGAACGCCTTTGCGCCGTTGAGAACGGCGAAGGAAAAGACGCCCTGCTCGTTCCTTTTATTATAAGCCGTGAGGAAAACTATCTTTTGCTGTTCACAAACGAGCGTATATCCGTTTATAAGGCGGGGGAAAACAGCCCAAGATGGACGTTTACCAGCGAAAATATAAAACCGGAAAAACTTTATTCGGAGAATGAGATACCCGAAGCGCAATACGCGCAAGATTATGACACTATGATTTTTACCCATAAGAATCATCCGCCGCTGGAGATAAAGATAGACCGTGAGGGAGGAGCGCTTATACATACCCTTGAAATGGATTTTGAAGTGCCGGTAATAGCCAATAAAGATATGCCGGAAGATGAAAAAAAAGAATTTGAGAATGAAAAAGACAGGCGTTATAAAAACAACGGCTGGCTTACTACGCCGGGAAATTATCCGGGCGCCGTCTGTTTCTTAAACGGGCGGCTTGTTTTCGCCGGAACGCATAAAAACACGCAGAGGGTTTTCGTAAGCTCGGTAAAAGAAACGGACAAGCCTTACAATTTCGCGACATACAAGAAATTTCTGGCGGTAAAAAGGGAATACAGCACGCTGTTCGGGAAAATAGACAATGAGGACACGAGATTTTTAGTGTGCTCTCAAGGATATTCAGTTAACAATTTCGGGAAACCGCCTGAAGAATATTATGTGGATTCCCGGCTTTACCCGCCGTATCCGCAGACAAGAATCAGCGAAATAAACCTTAACCGCGTAAAATTTACCAAAGGGGTAAAAAATGGGGTTGTTGTCCTGCCCGTCGACGATATTTTAGAAATACTAATTGACAAAGAAGTAGCGTTTTTTAATAACGACGAGAACGGAACTGAATTTCTTCTTTATCATCGATACTGGACAGGATACGGTTATGACGCTTGGAAAGAAGTAAATTACCATGTAGGGTATGACGGTTACTTTACATGCAAAGTAAAAGCGAAATCTATAGAATTCTATAGCAAAACACGCACTCAAAATAACTACGGAATTTTTGATGATTTTTATCTTTCTTATAGGGGCGGAATAACGATTCACGCTAAAGATTTGGAAGAATATATCGAGGACCCGCGAGGCGAGAAAAAAAATTATATTATTGATGAAATAAATAAAGTCATAAATTCTTGGACGACTGGTTATCCTTTTAATCCTTTAAATAACCAGTTTGAAATTAGGCCGAATAAATACGAGCCGCATAATGAAAATATCACATTAGCCGCCGGCAAACTGTTCGACAATTTACTTTCTACCTGCTTCTATGAGCTCGACTTGGGCGAAGATGGAATAGAAAAATATTATAACCTGCCCGGCAACCTTAGCGCTATTATAAGCGGTCGAATTATTAATTCAGACCATACTTATATCGCAGTTTTTAGCCAGGAAATAATTGTGGACGAATACCCTACTCCCGACTGCGGATATACTTTTGAGATAGCGTCCGGAAAAAACGACGCCATAAAATGGCTGTCCGTAAACAGGGGAATCGTCATCGGCTCGGAGCTTTCCGAATATGTCATGCCGCCCGACGTTCACGCTACTACGCCGCCTTACGTCGTGGCGCTGTCAAAACACGGAAGCGGCAGTATACCGGGCGAGGCCGTCGGCATGGCGACCCTCTTTTTTCAATCCGGATGTAAAGGGCTTGTGGAATACTACCCTAACGATGACGACCATTTCCGCGCCAACAACATGGCGCTACTAGCTCAACAGATGCTACGAGAGAGCCCCGCCAAGGAATTTGATTTCACAACGGCGCCGTACACCCGGCTTTTTATCACTAGGGATGACGGTGCGCTTGTCACGCTTCTTTACGAGCGGGGCACCGGGACTTTCGCCTGGAACCGCATAACTACAGGCGAAGTCATTCGCGACTTGATAACGCCTGAAGAAATAGAAAGGGCGAGAAAACTTAAAGACCAGTACAAGAATTCTACCCCGTACAGTTACGACCATTCGCCTTTCAACCCGCCTGAAAAACTTGAGCGGTTCATAGAGGGAAAAATCCTTACTTGCGCCGCTCTTTCCGGAGACGACGGTTACGACGACGTGTACATGATTGTTGAAAGAGACGGCAAATTCTTTCTGGAAAGGCTTAGGGAGGCGGGAACGGTTTACCTTGACAGTTGGCGGGAGTGGAAATTTAATAACGACGAGGAAAAACAAGAACTGCTTAAAGGTTACGGCGGGCGGGCGGTCGTCTACGACGAGGAGGCTGTCGAGGTTTATAAACTGGACGATCCTGAAAAACTGCCGGCGTCTTCAGAGAAGAACGCCCGGCGGTATATCGGTTACCCGTACAGAAGCGTAATGATGTCCATGCCTGTCGTGAATAGCGAGAAAATGGGCCCGGTCAACATGAACACGATATGCGTAAGGTTTTTAGACAGCTACGAGCCGCGTATCTGGGGAAATGAGTGCTCGAAAAGCGAGCTTAACAAGACGGTCCATAACGGCGTTATAAAAGAAACAAACACTTTAAGCGGCCAAAACAGGACGCTTCAATTTTACATAACGCACGACGCGCCGAATCGGTGCTGTGTTTTATCGGTTTATACGGAGGTGTAAAGATGTTGCCATTATTAATAGGAGCGGCTGTCGGCGCCGGCGTAGGCATTTTAAGCTCATGGAGCTCGAGGAAAAGGCAGAAAGCCGAGATAGAAAGGCAGAGAGAGGCGGCATGGAAAACATACGAATACGGCAAACAGTTAAGCGACACGCAATACGGCCTGCAAAAAGGCGAGGCGCTATGGCAGCTCGGTATGCAGAAACGGACTTTGCGGGAGGGCATGGGTCAGTTTACCGACGAATACAAAACCCACCTTTTAGAGAGGGCCTACGGGGAACAGGACGCCGGTATTCAGACGGCTTCCGGGGTTGGCGGCTCTTTGGCGCAGGAAGCGATGAGCGGGACTCGGGGAAACGAGGCGAACCAACTTACCAGGGATTACGCCAATAACAGGCTTGAGAGGCAGACGGAAGTGCAAAGAAAACAAGACGCCAATACGCTCGCCGGCACGATAGACAACGCCAACCGTTCCGTCTCGGCGATGGGTCACGAAAGGGCTTCATGGGATCCCGGCGGATACAGGTACGAGTCTAAAACGGCGAACGATCTTTACAACAGGCAGATGGCGGATTTGGGGCAGGCGGGTTATCAGTGGCAGCTTAACGACATGAACAGTTTGGGGAGTAAAATTCTCGATTATACGGGCGGGTTTTTCGGCGGCGCTTCATCGGGCTTGAGCGTCGGGAAGACTATTAAAAACTTTAAATATGACTGGTGGTGAGAAAATGAGTTATCAAAGAACTACGATTATGGACGCCTTTAACGCGGCGGGACACTTTACACAGCAGGCTCTAGGGGTTGCGGACGAGTACAAGCGGAAGGAGGCGGACGCTTTTATAAATACCGTTCCCGACTGGCTTCATACGGAAACTAATAATTACGGCAGGGACACCCCCTACAACCCGGGCAATCTCGAAGGAGACGAGCTGAATAAATATACGTTGGAGTACGCCAAGAAACAGGAGGACTTTATCCGAAAAAGGTTATCTGAAAAATTTCAAGGCAGGAACGGAGGCTATTACGAGCGGGCTAAGGAACAACTGGGAACACGGGCCGCTGAAGCGGCGCGGAATATCGCTCTGGAGAAACAGGATGAGTGGCGGTTTCAAAGGGAAAACATAAGCCTTCAAGAGGATAACAGCAAATACCTTGACGCTATTGAGAAAAAAGAAATGACTCCGCAGCAGGCTTTAACGGCGATTAACAACAGGATAGAGCTTTCGGGAACAATATTCGAGATTAACCCGCAGCAGAAAGACAAGATGCGCAAGTTATACGAGACGGCGGCGTATCAGAAAAACTTCGTCGGTATTCTCGGAAATACGCACGACGTTCATAACATCGACGAGGCGGTAAAAAAAGCGAAGGCCGATTTTGACTTCATGCCCAAATCGGTGTTAAACACATACGATGAAAAAGGAAATGTTACGGGAACGGAAGAAAAACCGTGGGGTTTTAACGGAAAAGATGATTGGGAAAACGAGGAAATAAAAAAAGCTAAAGAGCGTATATATGGCGAGCGTTACGGGTTTTACCAAGAAAAGCAGGCGTACAGAGACAGGCTTGTTGCTTCTGGATTTTATGAAAAAGCTATCGAATTTGATAAGATATGGGGAGCGGAATGGAATAAATATTACGATCCAAATAACGATGAGCACGCAAATATAAATAAAGATTATATGGACAAGGGGAGTAATTTTTTTAATTCAAAAACCTTGGAAGGGTACACGAAGCTAGGCTCTGGTGGAGATAAAGCAAAATCTTTTGTAAACAACCCCGGCATATATATTCGTGCAGCTTTACAAGGCGGTGGTGGTTTTGTTTTAACGGGAGAAAACGGCGAAGGTGTACCAATTGAAAACATGAAAGACGCATGGGAAAATTTTATTTTTTATGAAGAAAAAGCTTTCAGGTTAGGGCGTGGAGAAAATGGGTACGGAGCGATAGCGGATTCGGATTGGAGACACGAAAGAGAAACACAATTTGAAAACTTCAATATTACAATGAAAAAAATAATTCAGGAAGGTGAGCACAAGGAATTGTGGAATGTTTATGAGAAACTTCTAAAATATGACACATACCGTAATCCAAAAACGCCTTATTATTTTAGAGGTAAAATTGATGACGATCAGCGGAATATTTTTATTAAGGACTGCGTAGCTCTTGGCATAGATTTGTTATGGAGCGGAGAAACCGATCCAAATAAACTTGAAAAAAGGGTAAAAGACTTTATCGTCGGGGACTTAGATAAAAATATGATATGGGGACAGACACCGGAGAATGAAGGAGATAAATTTAAAAAACTTATGGCATGGGATAAAGCAGTAGTAAAGGAAGGAAAAGGCAAAGACATGGTTTTTTCTGAAACGAAAATGGAAACTACACAATTATTTTCAGATAAACCAGGTGAAGACGATGACAACATTATATGGAACAAAGGAAGCAACAACTTTAAAGATGATGCGCACGCTGTTCGGGAGTTAGAACATTATTATTCCGCAAAAATGTTGGATTTGCCAAAAGAAAAATTAAAAAAAAGCTGGATGGTTTCGGAGGACAAGGAAAGAGACCCTATAGCGAAAGGTATTTTTACAGTCGAAGACGGTGATAAAAAGGGAACTTACCGTTTGGGCTTTGATGAAAACGGTAATGCTTTTTTATTAAAGAAAAACGAAAAATCGGGATGGGAAAAAACAGAGTACGAAATGGAGCGTCCGCTTACGAAAGAAGAGGAAACACGGCAAGTTATCCAGGAGGAGAAAGAAAAACGAGAAGATACCAACAAAATAAATATCTTTAAACAGAAAATAAGGGCTGGCAAAGATCCGAGGACAGGGGAAAATTTTGATTACAGCGTGCCTCCGCCAAATTCAGACATCACTAAAAAACAATGGAATAATCCCCTTTACATATATGAAAATAGTATAAAAAAAGAAGATATATGGGCCAACTGGTTTTTGCAGCAAGAGAAGGGGAAAAAGTGAAAGTATTGTATAATATATTCAGGAGGAATAAATGACGTATTATGAAATTTTAGGAATATCAAGAAACGCTAGTTTAGAAGAGATAAATCAAGCGTTTAGAAAATTGGCAAAAAAATACCATCCCGATATAAATAAAAACCCAAGTGCCAAAGAAATATTTATAAATATCTATGAGGCTTTTTCTATATTAAGGGATGAAAACAAAAGAAAGATATATAATATTACTCTTGATAACATTAATAAGGAAGAAAAATATACAAATGAAAAAACATCTAGTACACGAGAACAAAATATAAATAATTGGAAATATTCCGCCTATAAAGAAGGGGAGTATTATTCTAAAAAAAGTTATGATTATTTTGTAAAAGAAGTATTAAGCAAAATAGCTATTGTCGTAGAAACATCATCAAAAATTATTGGGTATTTAATATTAATAGTATCAAGTTTTTTAATGGTTTTATTTTTTATTTTTTTCATTTACTTGCAAGTTGATAGTTATAAAACAACAAGAGAATATAAAAAAGAAGAAAAAATCAGGAATGAAAATATAAAAACCAGAAACGATGAATTAAAAAATATTATGGAAAACATTGATATATTTAATAAAACTTATCCAGAAAAAGAGTTGCCGTTTTATCTTTATGGTAAAAAAATTGTAATAATTGAGAACGATTTATTATCACCTCTATTATATGAAGTACCTATCGATAATTTATCGTTATCTGAAGAAGAAACACAATATATAATAAATATTAAAAAAAATATAGTTAAAGCAGATGATAGTGCTTTTCTTGTATATTACTCAAGAAATGAAAAAAACGGATCAAAAAGGACTATTAATTCAATAAATATAATTCAATATGAATTAAGGGTAAATGATTTTATTAACAAATCAAATGTATATGGTGAAATAATAAAAGGAGAATTTGAAAATCCTGTCAAAATAGATATTAATGGGAAGATTTTTAGCAAAGACCCAATAAAAGACATATATAAAAAAGTATTGGTTTGGCTAGATAATGAAGAGCAAAATTATATACCCAATCATTTTATTAGTGAAGACATTAAAAAAGCTGAAGAGGAAAAAATAAAAAAGAAAGAACAATCAAATAAAACTAATAAAATCTTTGGAATTACAAAGTGAGAATAAAGAGGGGGGGGTATGTCCGACTTATTTGAAAAAAGGCAACAACAAGAATTTTTCCAATTGCCGGAACGCGAAGATTATAGGCTACGTGATGCGCAGATTAATCCAGTTTTTAAACTTCCGGAAAACAGTGAAGGATACCGTCCATCCGTAAAGCACGGAATCTCCGACGATGAATTTACGTCATTGATGAAAGGTTGGAAAGAAGACATCAAGGAAAAAACGGAATTTAGAAACAAAGTGACAGAAAATTCAGGGATTGAATTTTCTTCTCTTGAATACGATACGCTTAATAAAATGCGAAAAAAAGGAATTCTTGGCGATGATGATATTTACAAACTTGCTTTTTCAAAAGTACTTGGGAACTACCTGGGACTAACTACAGCATCTGTTTTTAGAAACTATGACGAAATGTGGCAGCTTGTTTCTGAAGACATGGAGAACCGTTACGCCCTGCCAAAGAGCCGTTATGAGGCGATAAGGGATTCCGTGCAAATAGCCCAAAACATGAACCCTATGGGGTTAATGGGCATAGAGCTTCAAAACCTGCATAACAGCATGAGGTACGCTGATGACAGCGAAAAACAGGCTTTACAAGAAAAGGCTGACGAGCTGTGGAAAAAAATAAACGTTCTTAAGTCCGCCAACGACGAACTGGGGAAAAGGATGCCCAAGGACGCTTTAACCACCATCATAACAAGCACGATACAGTCGGCGCCGATGACGGGCAAGTCTGTAGCCGGAGGCATCGCCGGCGGGCTTGTCACCGGAGGCATAGGAGCCGCCGTCGGCGCCGGCGCCGGCGGTGTGGGAGCCGGTCCGGGGTTTGCCGCCGGATGGGGCGTAGGGTACAACGTTGGAAGTTTCCTTACTTCAACAGCGGAGATGACAGGCTTGTTGTATGTTGATCTTCTTGCCGCAGGCGTAGAACAGGAAAACGCTTCACGCCTCGCTCTTGTGGGCGGCAGCATAAACGGTTTTATTGAGTCGGGATTAGGCATAGTCGCCGGATGGGGAAAATCCGCGGGGAAGGCTATCGGCGGCGCCGTGCTGTCTAAAGAGTTACAGGCGAAAATCGCCGAAGCGGCTTCCAAAAGTTTTATTAAAAGAATTTCTACAAGCGTAGCGTCGTCTTCGGTAGGGAAAAACATTATAACAAGAACGGTATTTGATATAGCGAAACAAGCGGGAGAAGAAGGCCTGGAAGAGGGTTTACAATTCCTGGTTGAGCAGGCTATGTACTCTCTCGGCGACGCTATGCAGAACGCTCCGGTAAACAGGGATTTATGGGGCAGCCCCGCTTTTATGTCCGAAATGAAACAGTCGATTATCGGCGGCATCGCCGGCGGTCTTGGGTTCGGCATAGCGGGCTTGCCGCTTACAATTACCGGGAATGTTGTTGACACGGCCAGGCAGACGAAGCAATTAAAGAACCTTGCCGCCGCCATTGATAACGAAGTTGAATTCCGGGAACTGGCGAAAAAGATCCCGCTCGCGGAAAAATTGAGCGACGGCGAAATAAAAGAAATCTATGACAGCCAGGAAAACGAGCGCAGGGCGTATCAAGAAGAAGCCCGTCTCGCTTCGGAGTTAGGCGAAACCGCAGGCGGCGAAGGTTATGCCGAAAAGAAAACAGACTCGGAAACGGGTGAAGTTATTCCGCTTAAAAATTCCAAAACAGGCGAAGCAATTCCGTTTGGAGAAGTGTACCATAAAAAGAACGGTCTGTTATTCACTGAATTGGACGAGAAGCGGGGGATTTTTAAAATCGGCGATCCCAGGGTTGAAGGTAAAAAAAATCTATACGCACATTTTGAATATAAGATAGACGATGACGGAACGGTCCGAATAAATAAATTCCGCGTTCGCACCGATCTGGACACGGCGGAATTCCGGCGGGAAGCGTTTGACCGCTTCGCCGAAGCGTTCGCGGGGCATGAAATAGCCTGGGACGCGAAGACCAACCGCGAGGTTGAAATACGGGAGGAATTGATAAAGAGCAACCCCTACGGCACAGGCCTTAACTATTATCCCGAGAAAATAAATATCGCCGATGAGATTGTGGACACGGCCGCTAAAGGAGACACGGCGGAAACGGCGAGGGCGAAGATGCGCTTCGGCGAGCAGATGGCGAAGCATTTGCCGGGCAGCACTGAAGCGAGCAGGTCCGGAGCCGTGCGTCTTATCGACCGTATAGGAAGGGCTTACGGTTTAACTTTCGACAAATTTATTGAGAAGCTGTCCCTTGACCCGAATGAGATTTTTACCGATAAGGCGGGTACAGCCGTAGAAGCTGAAAATAAAAAGGCGGCGCAGGAAGGCTTGCAAGGGGTGAAAGGCGCCTTGCAGCCGATGATGAAAAAACTGGACGCTGACATGAAGTCAGTTCTTTACAGCGTCGTTTACCTTGATCCGAAAAAAGCGGATTTTTCTACCGTCATTCATGAGCTGAAACACGCTGTTGACAATTTCCTTGAGAAGCATGATCCCGGGCTTTTTAACCGCATGATGGACGCCGCCGGTAAATATGATCCCGGTATCCACGGTGAAGATGAATACAAATGGCGGCGGGAGCGTTCGGCTTACGCTTTCGAGCGTTACCTGGAAACGGGCGAAGCGCCTACTCCGGAGCTTAAGAGTTTATTCCAACAGTTGAAAGAATGGCTTAGGGATATTATCGAGCACTTGGCCGGTATGCGCAAGCTTACTCCGGAGCAGAAAGAAGTGTTTGACGAGCTTCTTTCAAAGGCCGATAAAGTATCGGCGGAGTTGGACAGCGCCGGACAGCAACATGAAGCGGCTTCCGGGAATACCGCTGCGTCCTCGCAGACAGCGCAGGCGGACAGTTTACAAAACGTAAACTTGGACAGTGTTGGACAACAGCGAGAAGCGTCGGAAAAAACAGGCGAAACGAAAGAAAATGTTGACGAAACGGAAGAAAAAACAGGCGAAACGTTAGAAAAAACGGAACGAACGTCAGAAAAATCCGAGGAAACGAAAGGAAAAAAGAGCGAAAAGAAACAAGAGAAAAGCGACGTTGACGATTCGGGGGTGTCCGCCATCCGGGAACGGTACGAAGCCGCCAAGAAAGTATACGGCGACACGGATACCATCAACGTTAACGGCGAGGAAATAGAAGGGCGGTGGGTTATCACCGAAGCCCAAACCCCGACTGCTTCCCACGACGAAACGACGTTTAACGAAACCGAAGGTTTTTTGAAAGTTGACGGGAAGACCATCAACGACAGGGATTACAAGCGCGACAGGGCGGCGCAGGAAGCCGTGCTGTCTATGGCTTCAAATTACGACAGCAGGGCGCTTGAGGGCGTAGTCGTCTCATCGGACGGGATTGTCATTTCCGGAAACAACCGCACGATGAGCGGAAAGATAGCTGCGAAGAACGATACGGACGGCAAGTACCTTACCGCCCTTAAGAACAAGGCGAAACGTTACGGGTTCACCGAAGGACAGATACAGAAGTTTGAGCACCCTCGGCTGTTGTTTGAGGTGGACGTTAAAGGGCAATACGACACGGCGTTATTCGCGCAGTTTAACAGGTCTACAACAAAGGCGATAGACCCCGTGGAAACCGCGGTCAAGATGGCCAAGCTGATTAAAGCGCCGACGGTAAAATCGATATCCGAAGCCATAGCGCAGCATGAATCCATCGATGAATTATACCAGGACAGAAAAGCGTTACAGGAAATATTCAACACGTTAAAAACGGACAAGCTCATCGGCGAGTACGATATGCCCCAATACTATACCGAGCAGGGAGGAATAACCGGCGCGGGCGAGGACTTGCTTGAGAACGTCCTGTTAGGAGCAACACTTAAGGAAGACAATATCAGGGTATTAAGCGACATTAAAGGCCTGCGACGGAAGCTGGCGAGGGCGCTCCCCTACTTAATCGAAAACAAGGCGATGGGGGATTATTCGGTTATTTCCGAAGTGAACGAGGCCGTACGCATCGCCGCCGAGGTCGAGAAGAATTCCAAGAAATGGCATAACGTCGAGGAATGGGCGGCGCAGAGCGATTTTGACTTTTTGGAACAAAAGAACCAGATCGCGGTCGAGCTTGCCAAGCAGCTTGTCGGGAAAAATCAGTCGGGCTTCGCCGACATGATGGGAGGCCTTAACGCCGTTCTTTCCGACGCCGCTTCCGGGCAGGCGGACTTGCTTGCTTCAGGCGTCGAGAGCAAAGAGAATATTGTGCGCCGTTACCTGGGGATTAAGGCGGAGATAGAATCGATACGGCAGGCGAACAACAAAATTATCAATAACGAAAAAGCGCCGATAGTGGAAAGGAACGCCGCGGCGATGGACAACGCGGGGCTCGCCAAACTTGAGTCGGACGGTCCGACAATGTTTCAGCTTGCCGTCCACGCCAGCCCTTATATATTTGACGAGTTTAACAATTCATTTATTGGCAGCGGCTTGAGCAAGCTTGACATGGGAAGCCTGCATCACGGATGGGGTCATTACTTATACGGCCGGAAAGAAGCGGCGGAATGGTTTAACAAGGCTATATCCAAAGTCAAAGGCGTTGAAGGGCAGCTTTATGAGGTAGATATTCCAGGCGACGAGAAATTACTGTTATGGGAAAAACCAATATCCGAACAGTCGGCCGAGATACAACAAGCGGCGGATAAACTTATTACGTGGAATAAAAACGGCGTTTCGGAATTTAACCAGGCCTACAGTATAAAAAAATTTAACGACGGCAGTTACGGTTTTTTAAGGTCCATCGACGGAAAAGCGAAATGGGCGACGGCGGAAGAAGCGCAGGCGGCCGCTAAAGAGGAAATTAAAAAAACTTTAACAGGTAAGGATTTTTATACTACCCTTTCCAAAAGTATCGGCGCTAGAGAAACATCGTTGTTACTGGATCATTTGGGCGTAAAGGGGACAAAATATTTTGACAAGAGCACGGAAAAAATAGGGGTGCAGAGAGATTTTAACTACGTCATATTCGGGGACAGCGATATTAATATCACGAGGACGTTTTTACAGACCGCCTACCACGGCAGCCCTTTCCGCTTCGACCGCTTTAATATATCTAATGTGGGAAAAGGAGATGGACATAAATTTTACGGTTGGGGGCATTATTTCGCCGGCAAAAGAGAAATCGCTGAATGGTACAGAAAGGAGCTTGGGTATACAAAAATAAATAGCCCTGAATTTTCCGTTGACGGGGAGAAAATCGACAATGGCGACATATATTACCACCGGGAAGTTTTTTCTTTATACAAATATGCCGCTGATGACCGGCTTAATGATTACGTTAAAATAGCTGAAAAAGCGTTAGAGGACGCAAAGCAAGATGACGATTATAACGAAACACGCTTATGGCAAGGGATATTGAATACAGCGCATGAGCTTAAGGGAAAAAAGGTCGAACAAATAAGCGGGCAGCTATATGAGGTGGACATTCCCGGCGACGAGGAAATGCTTGATTGGGACAGGTCATTCAGGCAGCAGCCGGCGTTTATTCAAGAATTATTAAAAGATAAATTTAAAAATATTACTATGCTTACCGGAGGTGAAATATACCAGAGGCTTGCCGGAATTAAAGGTTCGGACAAAGCCGTGTCAAAATGGCTTAACGAGAACGGCGTTAAAGGCGTCAGACACATGGACAACACAAGCCTGTTAACCGGGGAAAATTCGCATAACTACGTTATTTTCGATGACAATGAAATTAATATTAACAGGACGTTCTTTCAGATAATCGGTGAGCAAGGCGCCCGAGCTATGGATAGAAAGGAAGAAAGCAACATCCGCATTGATAATCTGAATATTGCCAGGCAAATGGAAGAAGCCGGAAAAGACGCGAAAAATATTCGTATGGCTACAGGATGGGAGAGAGGCGCGGATAAAAAATGGCGGTATGAGATACCGGATATAGGATATAAAACCAATGAAAGATTTTTAGAAGGTAAAGCCGTTTATTTGCAAGATATTGTTAACGCAGTAGAATTGTTTACAGCATATCCCGAATTAGAAAAATATACAATTCAAAAAGTAACTACAGATTTATATAACGCCAGTTTCAACCCAGAAACAAAAGGTATAAATATAAATGAAAGCTTGGTATATAACGGATTAAAATTAGTAAGCGCTATTACGCACGAACTTCAACACGCAATACAACATATAGAAGGATTCGCGCAGGGAAGCAATACTTCTTTTTTAGGAGAAAGGATAGGAAGATTCGGATGGATAGGACGACATGACGGGCAATTACGACAATTACGAAAGGAAAACGAAAATATATTTGATACTTTAACAGATGAAGAAAAAGATATTTACAAAGAATACAACTGGAGATTAGAATCCAACAGGAGAGAAGGAAGAAACAGCGATAATCTAGAATTATTTTATGAAATAAGCGCAGAGCTTAAAGAGAAAAGTTTTTCGATTGATAAATTTCAAAAATACTTTATTAATAATCAAGAGTATTTATACCTATCAAAAAATAATTCTATGTTAACTCCGGGAGAGTTATATACAAGGACAGCCGGAGAAGTAGAAGCGAGGAATACACAGACACGATTGAACCTTACAGCAGAAGAACGGAAAGAAACACTACTTGCCGAAACCGAAGACGTAGCGAGGGAAGATCAGTTTTTTATTGAAAACGGAAATTTGGCGGAAAGCGCTGGACAGACGTTCTTTCAGCTTGACAATTCCGAAAAAAGCGATATAATTACAGATGAAGAGCTTGAGGAAATAGGAGTCGCGTATGGATCAAAAGAAAAATACAGACAGGCAATTAAAGATGTCGTCGGACGGCTTGTACCGGGACGATTGCGAGGAACTCAACCTCGAAGAATATTGCTCGGGCAGTCATCTTCACTTGAAAAAGGAAAAAGCCTCCTTGCAGAATCAGAACTCCAAAAAGTAAAAAGAATAAACATTGTCGGGAAGCAGATTAATTCCCGAGAGCAGGCCGCCGCGCTTTTTTCGGCGTTCAGGGACCCGCGAGTAGAAATATTTAACATTTTATACACATCCGAAACAGGCGAAGTACTGGCTCATACGGCATGGACTTCGGGAGTACCGTACCTTGCAAAAGGTTTTGACGGAAAAGCCGATGAAGCGATAGAGCGTATGCGTAAAACAATGGAAGGGGTTAACGCCAAAAATATTTGGATAGCGCATAACCATCCGTCGGGAACGTCTACGCCTTCAATAAACGATATAGAACTTACAGGCAAGTATCAAGAAGAATTCGGGAAACAGTTTGCCGGGCATATTGTTTTGGACCATGACAATTATAATTTCATTATAGATGGGAAGACTTCGCAGTATGATTTAAAGCCTAAAGGAAAAAATTTTATTTCCCCTGCAGCAAAAACCCAAGGCGCTGTACGAATGCACGGGATAGCGGAAACATTTAAGAACGTTCTTGCCGAGGAAAACGATGTTGACGTACTTGCTGTTCTTGACAGGGGAAACAGGATAATTTCATGGAATTACTTAAACAATCAGCTTAATGTTACAAAAAATACTATTTATGACTACATGAGAGTAATGGGCGGCACCAGTGTAATTATACTTTCAAACAACGATACAGGATTTTTCCATTACAAAGATATGGCTGCCAGGAATCAGATAGGCGATAAAAGCGTGTTTTTAGACGTTATAAGTGTTGATAAAAAAACAGGGTACGCAACAAGTGACGCGGATTTTCATGAATATAATTGGGGAGAATCTTTTGTCGAGAGACATGGAACAATGCGCCTTGTAGACAACAAAACGGAACAACCAGTTTTCTTCCAGCTTGACGATGAAATGATTGACGACGCTTCGCGGTACGATACATGGGAAGAATTCCGGGACAGCGTTGAGCCTGCGGAAACTTCCGACGCAGATAACGCCTGGTATAAATCAATTTGGGAAGACTCAAAGAAAATCCATAAAGACACCTTATTCCAGGACGACGAGGAAAAAGGCCGCGGGAAGGAACTTGATGAACGTTTCTACAAGGAGGCCGACGAGAAGTACCTGACAAGCGCCCTGAAGGAACTTATCCGTGTACACGAAGACCAGACACTGGAACCCGCGAAGGAAGAAGGGGACGCGGCGAACGAGGAATACAGGAGGATCAAGCGTCTTCAAAAACGCATAGATACGGAGCTGCCTAACGCGGGAAGCGTTATCGGGATGGCGGCGCAGGTACGAAGCGGGCGCAGGCTCTCCTCTACCCAGTACAGCCGCTTAAAATCTTTTATCCGCAAAAACATGAGGGATTACCGTTCCGTGTTCGCTGACATCATGGGACAGGAAGAATACCTGGAAGAACTTGCAGAGACGAAAGACGGGGAACCTTCCGCACGGCTCGCTGACCCGCGCCCCGAGAAACAGGACACGAAGGCAAGGCTTAAGGAAATCGCGTCCATCATTAAAGATACTGACCCGGAACTTGCGAAAGGAATAGAGGACGGATCCGTTTCTTATGAAGATCCTCGGATTAAGGCGTTTATTAAGGGAGTAGAGACGGAATACAAAGAAGCGAGAGAGGCGATAGAAAAACTTGAAAAAGAGACGGCGCAGGACTACGCGAGGCTCGCCAACAACGCGCAGAGGCGGATTGTAAACGCGCACGAAAAAATGATAAAGGCGCGCGAGGCGATGGAAGCCGTTGACGAAGTAGCGGCGCGCAGAATGAAAGAAGAGGGAAAAATAGCCGAGCCTTACCTTAAAAAACAGAAACTTGAGAAAGCGAGTTTTGACCAGGCTTTGAAAGCGTATAACGACCTTGTAAATATTTACGGGCTTGACGCGCAGGCGCGCGAGGCGATAGCGAGGCAAGAGGCCGTTTCAAAAGAACGCGCCAGACTGCGGGAAATTATGATGCGCCAAAGGGCGGCCAGGGCGTTGAGGGAAACAAAGAAAAAACTTGTTAAGCGTATTACGCGCAATGTGTCGTTTGATAACGTCGCCTGCGATCAGGCGACGCTGGCGAAGACCATACAGCGCATATTTATCAATATGTCTTATCACGGGATAAATAAATGGATTGGTCCCGAAGACAGAAAAGTTTTGCGGGAAGTATGGTCGCAATGGTCTACCGACGAGGAATTCCGTGAAAATCTTTTAGAGCAAGTTAAAAACAGAAATAACAAAACGGCTTTCGCTCAAGCCGAACAGATCGAGCGCATACTCAACAAAGAATGGAAGGAGATAGGCGTTAACGAAAAAAGAACGCTTTACAGGCTGCTTCCCGGAACGGACGCGGGACGTGATTTGAAGCTTCGGGAACTGGATAAACAAAACAGGGAAAGCGTGCAATTGGACATCGATGAGCAATATGTCGAGGGTAAGGGCGTAGTGCTTGTCCTGGGCGAGGACTTGAAGCGGCGGGTTAAAGAAGCAATCGGCGACGAGCTTTATAACCGTATGCAGAACAAGCCGTTTACAGAATGGTCCCTTGCCGAGGCCGAGGAACTTGGACGTGAAATAGACAAACTTATAGTTGAGGGAAAGACACGGGAAGCCGCGCGCAAAGAAGCCAGACGTTCCCTTGACGAGAGATACAGGGCGCAGGTGCTTGAGGCGTTGGAGAATACCGGCATTGTCATTAATGACGACGATACGCCGGAAGAAAAAGAAAAGAAGAGAACCGAGAAAAACCGTGTATTGAAAAAATTCACTAGAGGAAAAAAGAACAATTTATTTAACAATTTTTTCGACGCTAACCTGCGGCGCTTCACTACCGCCCTGGACGGCGGGCGCAAGGGCATATTCACGAACCTTCTTTACTGGGGGGAAAACGACGCCTATAACGAGGAACAAAGGCAGACGGCGGCGAGGCGGCTGTTAGTTGATACGGTGATGGAGAAAAACCATATAACCTTGGACGAGCTTTACAGGGAAGTAGAGATAACAGGGCTTGAAAACGAGCTTGGAAACAGCGATATCGATTTGTACAGGCACGGCGGAAAAGTAACCGTAGACGATCTCTTGTACATGATGCGTGGATATGAAAACGAGCAAACCCGACAGGCGATTATGTACGGCAACCTTTCCAATGCCAGGGAACGCAACCATTCGAGCACGAGCGATAAGGCGCTGGAAGGGTTTACTATTACCGCTCACGGGAAAATGATGGCCGTAATGAGTTACGCCCGGGAGTTTTTCGCCAAAGAAGAAAATAAAAAGTTTTTGAAATTGTATGATGCCATCGGCGAGGATTACGACCGTAACGGGGAAAGGCTCAACCGTGCCTGTATCGATATGTTCAACAAGCCCATGTGGCGGGTTGACAAGTACGTGCCGATGAACCGGTTGGAAGTTACGGGCGAAGAAAACGAAAACCGTGTTATTGAGGATTTACTTGGAACGACGGGCGTAGGAGATAAATGGGTAGACCGAGGTTTTACGAAAGAACGCGAGAAAATAAAGCCTAGCGGACAAAGGCCCATAGAACTGGGACTTTACAAAACATGGGCGAAAAGCGTATCGGCTACGGAACACCTGCTTGCTTACGGTCCTTTGGTACAGAGGCTTAACGCCGTGTTTAAGGGGTACCACGCGGGAGAAGTAAAACAAGCGTTACGGGACAGATGGGGGCAGGCGGCCGTAAACCGTGTCGAGGACACCATCGCTGAATTCGCCAACCCCGACGCTTTAATGAAAACCGCTAACCGGTCGGATGTAAATAAAATTGTCAGGATGCTGCGGGGGAAAACGGCGACGGCGTACCTCGCGTGGAAAACGTCAGGTATTCTTAAACAGCTTGCGACATCTCCCTGGCCGTATTTGCAGGAAATTCCGCCGGCACAGTACTTGGCGGCTTGCGTGGAAGTAGCGGGAGGCGCCGGAAAGATAAACGACTTTATAAGGGAAAAATCTATTTACATGAAAAACCGAGATTTTGACCCGATGGTGAAGCTTATCCGGGAAGCGAGAGAAAATAACGAAAATGTTACTCAAGCGAAAATAGACAAGTTTAACGCCGTCGGAATGAAGGGGCTTGAATGGGTGGACTGGATTTGCGTAGCTCCCGGATGGCTCGCCAAATACCGAAGCGAGCTCGCGAACGTCGCGAAGGAAACTGAAACGAAATATCAGGAATTACTGAAGAAATACCAGGGCAAGGAATACGCGGACGTGCTGCCTACGCAGGAAAGCAAGGTAAACCGCGCGTTATCTGAAGTGATGAGCGAGGAGCGGCAGGACGCCGAGGCCGTGGCCCGGGCCGACGACGCTGTGCGCCGGATGCAGCCGTCGAGCCGCATAACGGATATCGCTCCTTTATTTAAAGGGAAGACGGAAGCGTGGCAAATTTTATTGCAATTTCAGACGGCGCTTAACGTCATTTGGCAGAACGTCCGTTACGACTTGCCGCTTGCCGTGAAAGAAAAACAGGTCGGGACAATCGTCGGAATGGTTACGGGATACGTGCTTGCCGGTATTTGCATGGGTATGCTTACGGAAGGATTCGATGATGACGATGATGACGAGAAAAAGAAAGCGATGAAGATTCTTTTTTATTCGTTTACGCAGTTTACCGACGCTGTGCCGATTATCGGCGACGGATTCACCAAGTTGGCTGAACACCTTATTACCGGAAAAACAAAGTATACCGGGCAGCAAAGCGTATTGCCGGCGATAGAAAAGGCCTTTGGCGGTATCGGCAACGCCGCCGGCGCCTTCCGGGAAGACGATCCGGACAAGCGCAGACAGCGCTATGAAAAAGCGGCCGAAAATATGGCGGAAGCCGCGGGTCTTTATTTCGGCCTGCCCGTATCGGGCGCGAAGGAACTGGGCCGTGTCGCCGGTGTTGGCGACGGGGACGGAGAATTTAATCTGTATTTACAGGCTCTTACGGGCCGTAAAAATAAACATTAAGGAGAGGGGAAAATGAAAACGATCACACAGACTTTAATTGGAGAAACAGCGGAATGGGAAAGAGTCAACCCGATTTTGCTGGAAGGGATGCTTGGTGTCGAGATTTTGAAGGACAGAAACAGGCGGATTAAAATAGGGGACGGGAAAAGCACATGGAAAGATCCCGCCCTGAAAGCGCTTAATCCGCTCGACATTGAAGGCTTACAAGATGAACTGGATAAAATTGAGGAGATAGCTATAGGGCTAATAGATATTTCCGATGCGGTTAAGAAGGATGAGGAAAAACTGCAGTCTTTAGATGAATCCTTAAAAGACATAATGAGGCTGTTATCATCTGAAGAGACTGAAGATATTAAAGCTCTTTTTCGTGACATAACGAAAAAAATAGAAAGCGCGGATGAGGAATTAAAAGCCGCCATAAAGGACGAGGCGAACACAAGACAGAAAGCGGATGAGTTATTACAAACCGCCATTGAAGACGGGTTAAAAGACGAAGCTGAATTGAGAGATGAAACAGATAATGCTTTGCGTGAGACGGATCAAGCCTTACGTGACGATTTTAACGCGTGGATAGGGCGCGGCGGATACTTAAGCGCTGTTGATTTTGGGGCCGCCGAACCCGCGCAAGACGATTTAACGGATCAAGCGTTATTACAAATACCATCAATCGATGACGCTCTACAGATTTGGAACGGGACAAAAATAAGAAATTTATTTGACGGGCATCTATGGATATTAACAAATACACAGGACACAGATCCGCCTGTATTTGAATGGACGGATCAGGGTACTACAGAATTACTGCCGTTTACAGCGGATAAAGGCGGTTATATAATCGGCGCTAATGAAAATGATCCGCCCGAATTTGTGAGATCACAGCCAAACGGCAAGGGAAAAATAAATATTGAAGCGATAGTGACAGCTATTTTTGAAAGAGAATATCCGGTAGGGTCAACTTACGAGCAAAAGCTAAACGATCTCACACCTCAAGAGAAAGGCTTACCCGGACAATGGGAAAACTGGTCTGGCAGGGCTGACGGATACAGACTAGGGGCGCTGCCCTTACCGTATGACAGATACGCCAGCGGTATAGCGTATGCCGCTAACGCTTTTGTTGTTAATCCGCTTAACGGCGGTTGGGGTATATACCGCGCGTCTGCGGCGATTACAGCGGCAAACAACGCCGTCTTTAACCCGGAGCAATGGACTCTGGAACTTTCCTTGGCCGTGGACGAGCATATCCCTTACCGTTTATTCGCCCAAACTTCTGTATTCGCGATCAATGATCTTGCCGTAAATTATTGGCCGCAAAATTACGTGCCGGCACAGGTTGATTACGCTGTTAATGCTGCTTACTCCGCCAACGCTTATGTAAAAGTTTTAATAGATGCCGGGCATTGGAAAATATATAAAGCGCTTTCGGCGATTACAGCGGCGAATAACACGGTATTTAACCCGGAGCAATGGAAATTTATATTTGAGGTAAGGCAGGGATATAAGGGAGTATTTAAGTGTACGGCAGCAAACACAGTTGCTGCAACACCTGTTCTTGATCCGGCGCAATGGGCGCAAATAGAGAGCCTTGTTCCTTCAAACGAGATTCTGCCGTTTATTAGCTATACGCCGAACGCTAATTACAACGCCAACACATACGTTCTCTGGCACTTACCGGGCACAGGCTTTGAGCTTTATAAAGCAAAGGCCGCTATCACGGCAGCCGAAGGGCAGTTAAACCCTGTGTTGTGGGATAAAAACCTGTTAGGCGATATTGTAGAACGCAGATTTTTGCAGGGCTGGCTTGACGATGATTTTGAGATTGGGCACGTTATCGAGGACGGCGAATATGCCGGGCTGGTCGTAAGTGAGGTGCTTTCGTTGGGCGGAACGTTCCCCTCGTATGAAGGCGGAAACAGACCACCCTTTGTAAGTGGCGGTGTTCAGCTGGGGCGGATTACACCAGTAACAGGACAAATCGCCACATACGACGGTTCCTATAATCCTATTCAGGTCATCAATGCTTCAGGTGTTTTTTCTGCGCTGGGAGATGTGTATAGGAGATCGTTCGCCAGCTCATCAAGCAATGAGAGTCATCCCGGTGGGTTTGGATTTGATATTGGCCGTGCTGTCTCCACCGGCCCCGATGTCGCGCCTATAACCCTATCCGTCCGTTATTGGCGCAGGGTTGCTTAGGCAACACGTCTCCAGTATCTCACGGAGAGGGTTCTAGGAGAGTTTTCCTCGCCTGTTGGAACTACATTAGACGCTGAAAAACCGAAATTAGCGACACTATAGCCATAAGTTGATGTACGCTCATAGGTAGCAGACAATCCTACTGGTTTCGTATAGAACGCTCCTTTCGTATTACTATAGTAACCCATTGCTGTTTCGGGTCTACCTTTTAGGTCTGCTTCTCCTTCAATATTCCTTATTGTATCCCCTTCAACTCCGCCAGATATAAAGGGTGATTATTAATCTACACGCCGCCAATAACGGACAGTCAGTGCTTACGCGGATATATCCGTATACCATAAATTCTCCTTAATTTATTTTTTGGGTGCTTTACAAATAATAGTTTGTATGGTATATTTAATATGCTGCTAACGGCGCCTAACAATTCTTTTTAGAAGTGTGTGGGCGCGGACAACAAATACTTCGCCTATACCTTCATGGGGGACAAATGAGGGTTTTAGGTTTTATCAAAATCAAAGAAATAATACCTTCACATCTATTTACCCGGTATCAGTTACGCGACTGTAACTGAAGAATAACGGAATTAAAGGGAGGGATTAAAATGCAGGATTGGGATTTGTTATGGACGTGGCTATTAGAACACCATATTTATAATACCGCGGTACTGGGATTCATAATCGGCTTTATTATTAACGCGGTGTTGAAGTTGAAAGGCGTTCAAAAATTATTATGTAAGGTTAAGAAAATAAAAGCGGGCGCTGTGGAAGTGGAAATGAAAGACGGCGACAGCGAGAAGGATATCCAACAGGACGGTTTATTAGGCGATTTAAAAAAAGAATTATGTGAAATAAAAAAACGCCTGGATGTTCATTACGGGTATATCAAAGAAGCAGCGATAAAGGCGGGCGTAAGCGTGGTATGGTCCGACGTAGGAGCGCCGTTCGTTGAGGTTATTAATTCAGGATTACAGAACGCCAACTTAGGGGGAAATGGTAATTTAAGGCCAAGGATGGTTGAAGTAATAATGGGGCTTGGCAAAGGAGGTATATCCATTTACAGAAGTCTGCTGAATGATTTTATTAATAAAAAGAAAAAGAACGAAGAACAATTAACCCCTGAATTTTGGGAAACTGTAAAATGGATAGATAACGAGATTCATTAAAGGAGGAAATCGTGACAAAATCTGAAGCGTTAAATTCGCTCGATGTTAGGGCGGCTGGCAAATTGTCTTTGGCTTTAACAGAGATGGAAAGTAAGAATGTACCATATTTTATTAGTCAAGCCCGAAGGACACTATTAGAACAGTGTTTGTACGCCTTACAAGGCAGGTTAGGAGAGATACCGCAAACCGACCTTGAATGGGCTTGTAAAAAAGCGGGGGTAAGATCGCCCGATAAACAGAAAATTACATGGACACTAAAAAGCAATCATCTTGACGGTTTGGCTGTAGACATAGTGCCATTGATAGAAACTGTTGATCCAAAAGACTCAACAAAAAAAATATGGGTTCCCGATTGGAACAATCAGGATACGCGCATAGTGGACGCTATGAAGCGGACCGGTTTTGTATGGGGCGGAGACTTTCCGCAAGTAGACAAGCCTCATTTTGAATTGAGGGTAGCATGAAAAAGATAAGCAAAGGGTTTGCTTTCGTTTTTGGCATGATTTGCATAATAGTTATGTTTATGGCGATATTGGTGCTTCATGCGTTTGAAAAAGCGACAACCTTTCCCGCAGGGCTATTCCTTACGGCTGTAGTTGGGCTTGTTACCAGTTACATGGGTATTGACGTAGCTAATAATGCCGCAAGGGGAAAATATTTTAATGAAAGCGTAGCGGAATTGGACGCTAAAAACAGGGGTGAAAAGTGAATGAAAAAATCAAATATTTTATTATTGGGTTTGTTTTTTGCCTGCTTGTCATCGCTGCCGGCGCAGGATTTTTCCGATATAGACAGGGACATGGATCTGTTGGAGAGCTTAATCGAAGATACGCTGAAGAGCGAAAAGCTGCAGCAACAACTATTGGAAGACTTGAAAGCGAGCTTGAACGAGAGCGCGGACTTAATCGACAATTACGAGAGCATAATTCAAGAGCGAGAGACCTTACTGCTGGACTTGTGGGAGCAACTGAACAGGATGTCAGAAATTTACAGGATGCAGTCGTCGTTATCCGCGAAATACGAAAGAAGCTCAAAATTATGGCGGACTTTTACGCTGATAGCGGTTCCGGTGATGTTCGGGCTGGGGATGTGGGCGGGGAGTAGAAGCGCAAGATAATTTAATGATTAATAAATAATTTATTATCTAGTATTTTGAACACGGCTTGCGCTTTTTGGGCTATCTTGCCCTGCCCTTGTTTGTCCTTGTGATTATACCGCTTCGCCACATTGTTGCTTACTTTATGCCCCATGAAGTATTCCTCAACTTCGCCAAGGTCGCCGGCGTTCATCATTGTTTTCCAGAAGTGCCTTCCGGAATAAAAAGTTATGTTCTCTTTTTTCAGTTGCGCTTTATCACGTTTTGTTAATTTGCCGAGCGCTATGTTGGCGTTGGTGTATCTTTGCCGGGGGAGAATCTTACCGTTTGATTGGCAAAACAATAAATCTTCCGGCGTTTTACCGAGCTTTTTTATATAACGCATGAGCTTTCCATAGACAAAATTATGCAAAGGTACCATTCTGACTCCGAACCTGCTTTTACTTTTTTGTATATTGATAAACCATTTTCGGCTTATTCTTACGATGTCATTTACTTTTATCCGGTCAATTTCGCTGTTTCTCATTCCGGTTGAATAAATTACCAGGCACAACAGGTAATATAATTCATCGTCTTTATCCCACCGCTTATTAAATATGCCTCGCATTTCCTTTACGTTATAACAATTCCGGATTTTATATGATTCTTGTTTTATGCGTAATGGGGTTACTCCGCCGCATGGGTTTGTTTTTATATAATCTCTATGTACCAGGTAATCAAGAATATGGCTGACAAAACTGACGTAATGGTTTACTGACTGCGGTTTAAGCCCTTTATCCATGAGATAATCCTGATAGTTTACCATTAACGGCGTGTCGATTTCCTCAATAGTTTGTATCCTTCTTTTTTTAAGAAACGGAATAAAATGCTGTTGGATAACATTGTGATATATTTTGCGTGTATCATCGCCAAGCGTTCGACCTCGGCGGCTGTCGTATGTTTGATATTGGGAGCCTTTAGCGTAGTAATTCCTTAATATTGAGTAAAGTCTGTTCGGCGGTTTTTTCCCTTCTCTATTCCGGCCGTATTCGGACAATAATATGTTTCTTTTTTCTATGGCAAATTTCGTTGCCGCTTCTAAATTATTTGTATGCGTTGACCACCTAGTCGGCACAAGTTTTCCTTTATCGATATACCGGACATAGTATATAAATCCTAATTTTTTATTTGGTACTTTTGTAAGGTTATAGCCTTTCGATTTTCTTGCCGTTACAAATTGCTTGTCATAGTTTTTTAACATTAAGAACGTCGCCGGATGCCGCTTATGCAGCTTTTTTTTGATACACGTAATTTGATTTATATTATCGTTTCTTATTTTTGGTCCGACATTAAACCAATTTATTATTTCCGCTGAATTAAAACATAGATTTGGCGTTCCACCCAGGGTGTTTAATATTTTTATGTGCGGAATTTGACCGCTGTACGCCAAGGCGTTTAATGCGGGTTCGCTTATTGAAAGGATATCCGCCGCTTGACTTTGTGATAATATTATGTTATTTATCATTATATCATTTTTTCGGCAGGGGGATTCAGAAACTTAATTTTTTTATGACCTAAAAAGCCTGATACAACAGTGAGTCAACAATATAATTTTCGCAAAAATCATCAAAAAATTTTGTTTTTTTTGTCGAAAATGCTTGACAAAACTGCCCTTTTTAGTGATATAATGTAAATAGGTGAGGTTGAAGCGTTTACCGACCTGTTAGGCGCTGGTTTTGCTATTTCCATGTTTTTAAATATTATATTTATATATTTTAGTCATTATTACCATCTTGAATATGTTACATGAATAGAACTTAAATCACTATAAGATAGAATACTAACATTTGTAATAATTCCATTTAATAAGTTAATCCAAATATAAATATTATAATTATCTGCTATTATATTAGATTCTTTTATAGCTCTATTTTCATTTTTAAATATTTCAAATATATTTTTTCCATCTACGTTATTTTCATATTCAACACAAAAACTTATACTAATTATCATTTTATTATCAACTTCAAATAAAACAAATTTATTAATACATATTTCTGAATTTTTAATTGGCAATTGCAATATATAATAATCATCATCAATATTTTTAATATTCTTTTCTTCTTTCATTATAATTTCAATATTATGATTTAAATATTTTTTTAAAATATAATAATTATTGAAATCAATCTCTATTAAATTTTCATTATAAAATGTATAATCAGATTCCATTTCATCATTTTTATTTTGCGAATATGTACTTGTTCCGATAAATAAATGAATAATTATTAAAATNATTATTTTTTTATACATTAAATCCTCTCTATTATTCTATAATATTCGTTAATTTCTTTTATTAAACGGTATACATAAATGAAATACTACTTCATAACCATTAAAATCCTTATTTAAATAAAAATTGTGCCTATAAAATATTTTAAATACTGTAGATAAACCAATTCCTATTTCTGGCGCTAAACCTACACTCTTATTATTACTATCAATAGCCATTACTATTGAACCGCCTAATAACATTGCGCCAACTCCCCCTGTTAGATGACTATATAATCTGGTGAATATAATTTTTTCTTTAAAATTATATTCACATAATATTCCATAATCATATCCGAACGGATGATGCCCATCACTGCCAAGTTTACCCAAAAATAATCCGGTTCCCATCCTGAATTTATTAAATCCACTAAACGAAAGTATAGTTCCTATTAATAATTTATCGGTATTTGTTTTATTATTATTTTCAATAGATTCATCATTTATATTATCTGTAATTTCTATATTTTCTTGAGTAAAACTTAAATATGGAAAAAATGTTATAAAAATTAATAATACAAAAAAGCGTTTTACCATATAAAATCCTTATATATAATCCTGTTATGTGCCTGTTTGGATACGCAATATATTCTAAAATATTCCTTTTTGAAAATTATCAGCATAATTAACTATTTTAAAAATTATCTCTCGCTCATCTGATGATAAAGACTCAATTTCATCTGTTCCATATAGTATAAAGCATGCAATTATATACAATATTGCTTTCTGATCATCAGGAAAATGTGTCTTTACAATATANTTTATATACCCGCATATACCTGAAACAATAGAAATAGAACCTTTTTCTGTGTATAGGTGTTCTGATAATATTGAATCTTCTATAGTCATTTTTAGAACATCTTCATTTAGTTGGCATAAACCTATACGTTTTATTCCTCCTTTTCCAACTGTAACTAATTTTTCATCAAATGTTGGATTTAATTGATGTATCAATCCCCATGCTAATGCTCCTGAATTTGGTATAATTTGTTCTGCAAATTGGCAATACGAGCGAATTTCGGCTTCTTTTTGAAAATTGTCTTGTCCATAGACAAATGTTCCAATTATGAGTAAAAATAAGAAAAAGTATATTCTTTTTATACACATAAATTTCTCCTTAGATATTTTACCGGATAATATTACATCTGTAAATATATTTTGGAAATAAATTCCAA